CCGCTCTTATGTACGCAATACACATAGACTATCAAAAAAGTAAATTGGGAGGCTAATATGTCTTGGTTAGAATCTATAGCGCCTACGATAGCCACAGCATTGGGTGGCCCCCTTGCGGGCATGGCGGTCGAAGCCATATCCAAAGCTATTGGGGTTGACCCTAGTGAAGTACAGAACACGATTAACTCTGGCAAGATGACTGCCGACCAGATCGCATCCCTACAGCAAGCTGAACTCACCCTCAAGGCTCGGGCGCAAGAGATGGGGCTTGACTTTGAAAAGTTGGCCGTAGCAGACCGCACAAGTGCTCGCCAGATGCAGATCAGCACTCAGAGCTTCATCCCACCTGCTTTGTCCATCATGATCGTATTGGCTTGGGCATCAGTACAGTTCTTCCTCTTGACCCACGTCATTGAGCCGTCTATGCGTGAGCTGATTGCCCGTGTATTGGGTACTTTAGATGGTGCTTTGATGCTAGTACTATCGTTTTACTTTGGTAGCAGTTCAGGCTCACAAGCCAAAGACACGATGCTTCACAACTCGACACCGACATGACTACACTATTAAGCGCCCATTTTTCGCTCGAAGAGCTTACAATCACAGATCACAGGGAGTACTCCAATGAACCTAACGAATCTGAAAGACAAAATCTCGTCCGTCTCGCAAACTTTCTTGAGCAAGTTAAGTTCGTGCTGGGCGGTGTGCCGATCATGGTTAACTCGGCCTATAGATCCGCCCAAGTAAATGCGGCGGTTGGGTCAAAAGAAACCTCACAACACAGGCTGGGATGCGCGGCTGACCTCCGAGTACCTGGGATGACCCCAGATCAAGTAGTCCAAGCCATCATTGGTTCACAGTTAGAATTTGACCAGTGTATAAGAGAGTTCGACAGGTGGACGCACATTTCAGTGCCAAACCATGAGGGCGAAAAGCCTAGACGTCAGGCTCTTATCATTGATAAAATGGGCACAAGGAAGTATGCTTAAATCATGCCATTTTCAAAAATCATCTTTACACCCGGCGTTAACCGCGAAAACACTCGGTACAAAAACGAGGGCGGGTGGTATGAGAGCCAGTGGGTCAGGTTTCGCCAAGGCAGTCCCGAAAAAATAGGCGGGTGGACGCAGTATTCTCCAAACACATTTTTGGGTGTTTGCCGCTCATTGTGGAACTGGGTTACGTTATCATTCCTCAATTTAGTCGGAGTAGGTACTAACTTAAAGTACTATCTTACTTACGGCACATCTTATTATGATATAACCCCAATCAGGCTGACAGTGACTTTGGGGGCAGACCCATTTCAGACTCAAGCGCTATCACCTATAGTCACGGTTACAGCCACATCCAACGGTGCTTTTATCAATGATTTTGTGACGTTTAGCGGGGCTACAACCTTTGCGGGATTGACGCTTAATGGCGAGTACCAGATACTTACAACACCTTCCGCAAGCACGTTTACGATCAATGCAGGATCAAACGCATCAACAGGTACAAGTGGCGGCGGGAGTTCTGTAGTTGCCGCATTTCAAGTCAACACAGGCCCTGCCACGCAGACTCCATTCAATGGCTGGGGCGCTGGTAACTTTGGTCTTGGGCCCTGGGGAACAGGTCAGACAGTTAAGAATAACCTTCAGATTTGGAACGCATACAACTTTGGCGAAAACTTAATTTTTGGCCCACGCGGAGGTAGTATTTATTACTGGTACGCTTCTTCTGGTGTCACGACCCGCGGGGTTTTGCTTAGTAGTACAGGCGGTACGGTTACCATTACGATTGCATCTCCAGCAGTGATAACTTCTAATGTCACTTTACCCAACAATAGCGCCATCCAACTAGGGACTACAGGCGCACTGCCAACAGGCTTGACGGCGGGTACTACTTATTATGTGGTTAACGTGTCTGGAACATCGTTTAATCTGGCCACGACTCAAAACGGGTCACCCATCAATACATCCGGATCTCAGTCTGGCGTACAGTCTATTTCCAATCTTGTGGATGTGCCGCTATATCAAAACTACATACAAGTATCAGATTCGTCTAACTTTGTGATCGTATTTGGTACTAATGCAATAGGCACGACAACTTTAGACCCTATGCAAATCCGCTGGTCGGATCAACAAAATCCAACAGTATGGTATCCAGATATTACCAATCAAGCGGGTGATGTGCGCTTATCCCACGGCTCGCAAATCATAACGGCCATCCAAACCCGTCAAGAGATCTTTGTATTAACTGATGCGGCCGCTTATTCACTCCAATATCTTGGCCCACCCTATGTTTGGGGCGTTCAGTTACTCGGAGAAAACACAACAATCATTGGCCCAAATGCGGCCACATATGCTTCTGGCGTTGTATATTGGATGGGTATTGACAAGTTCTATATGTACGATGGACGCGTACAGACACTAAGCTCGGACTTGCGTCGATATGTATTCCAAGACATGAACTACAACCAAAACCAACAAGTCTACTGTAGTACCGTAGAGGGCTTTAATGAAGTCTGGTGGTTCTATGTGTCTGGAACAGGGAATCAATGTAACTCATATGTGGTCTATAACTACATTGAAAAGAATTGGTACTATGGCACGATAGGTAGGACGGCTTGGCTGGATACCACGCTTCAAAACAACCCAATTGGCGCGACCTATAACGGGTATTTGTGCAACCAAGAAAGTGGGGTGGACGACAATGAAACAGGAACACCTGCACCTATTGATGCTTTTATATCTTCTTCTGAGTTTGATATTGGGGATGGGGATCACTTTGTATTTATTGATCGCATACTTCCTGACCTTACTTTCTCAGGCTCTACTAGTGGCACTAACCCCGCTACTACGATGACATTGATTGCCTTGACCGACTCGGGCTCGGGTGCTACCCAAATCAAAGATAACACCGTCAATTACACGGCAACTTACAACATTACTGAAGAGTTTACTGGCCAGGTTTACACGCGCATCCGTGGCCGTCAGATGATTTTTAAAATGGAGTCTAACCAAGCGGGTACGACTTGGCAGTTGGGCGCGCCTAGATTCAACATGAGACTAGACGGACGCAGATAATGGCTACAAAACCAATTAATCCTGCTGTACCCAACATGCCCCTTGCGCCAGAAGAGTACGATCGACAGTATGGAGATAAACTCACCAACGTCTTGCGCTTGTTCTTTAATCAGTTAAACGACATCTTAACGACGCTGGTTACCTCATACATTCTAAATACATCTATAACCACGGTATCAAAGCTACCGGCCGCATCCTCAAATAATGCAGGCAGTAGAACTTTTGTATCAGATGCAACGGTTACAACATTTGGTACTACGGTAATCGGCGGCGGGTCAAATACTGTGCCAATCTATTCCAATGGCACTAGCTGGAAAATTGGTTAAATGGTAAACTTCAACTTATTCATGGAGCAAACATGAGCTTCTTAGCAGACCCCATAGGCAATATATCCGGCGCTATCCACGATGTGGGTAAAAGTTCAATTGGCCAGATGGCCGAGGCGGCCGCGCTTACATATTTTCTTGGCCCAGCAGGCGCAGAATTCAGTATACCCACCGCGGCTGGCTTGGCTGGAGGCATTACCAATTTAGTCAATGGCGGTAATCTTGGTAGCGCCTTGACTGCGGGTGCAATGGGCTGGGGGTTGGGCAGTTTAAGTGGCGTTGGAGAGGCAAACCTTAATGCGGCTAATGTTCCTGTTGAAGAAAGAATACCTACCCCCGTAAATCAAATAGCACAAGCGGGGGTAGATGCTCCGGCTAATGTGGCTGGTGAGTTGGCTCCAGAAGTAGCACAGTTTACACCCACCCCGGCGCAACTAGCGGCGGCAAGCGGTACGCCGCCCCCCGTTCCCACACCCGCGGCAGCAAGTCAGAACGTAGCCAGTCTATCACAAACTCCTCCCACAATTGCTGAGCAAAATGCAACCAGACCTATTTACGATCAACTAGGCGCTGATGGCAAGCCTCTCAGCGTAGGCAAAAGTCTGCTGAACAGCTATGCAAATGCAAACACCTCTACACAATTAGGGATTGCCGCTTTAACTGCCGCAGGATTGAAAGCCGCTGCTACCCCACAAAAACTTAATGCTCCCAATACGCCAGACACAAGATATGTAAAATACTACAACTACTCGCCAATGGGCGGGTATAGCTACCAAGGACAAACTCCGGCTTTACAAGCCGCAAGTAGTAGTGCCGCTACGGGCGGTCTTGTGGCTTTGGCTAAAGGTGGCATTGCACATTTTGATGATGGTGGAAATGTCAATTCAACTTATAGCCCTGATGTAATCAACAACTACATTGCACAAAATAATTTATCAGGCGCGGCTTTAACAGCCGCTGAACAACAGTTTGGCGTTACTCCTGCGCAAGTTGCTTATGCGCAAGCACAAGCCGCCCCTGCCGCTTCTACTCCCGCTCTTTTAGGGCTTCAATCACTTGATACGTCAATGGGTGCAGCAACACCTGCACAAGCGGGGCAAATAGCAATAAACAATGCTGCCAACAATGCTAGCGCTCCTGTTACTTCCACTGCCTCCACTACTCCCGCATATACAAGTTATACGCCCGATCAAATTACAAACTATATACAACAAAGCGGTATTGACTTGTCAAATCCTACGGCAGTTGCGGCGGCTGAAGCACAATCAAATATTGATCCTGCGGCATATGCGGCGTACATGACTTCAGGCGCAAACCCGTATGCGGTTAATACCTTAGAGAACCCAACAGCGGCAAATGTTAGTAGTTTTGATACAGGATTAGGTGCAAATCCTTTAGCGGGCAATCTTACAGATATTAGAAATGCGGTTGTATCGGCACAAGATGCCTATGGTAACCTTAACACCTCTACAAATACGGCCGCTAATACTCAGCTTGCCAAAGAAATGGATACGTGGAACGTAGACCCTGCAACGATGGGTGAAGCTGTCAACATGACTGCGGCTCAGATACAGGCAATTTATAACCAAGTTAACCCAACTGGTAAATATTCAACTGTAAAAACAGCTACTCCTACACCAACTCCTACACCAACTCCTACACCTACACCTACACCTACACCTACACCTAATGGCACGGTTTTAAATACATATACCGCACCGGGAACAACAACGCCTATTGTGTTGAACCCAGTCAATCGCACAACCGAGAATGTAAGCACCCCAACTGATATTGCTACAGCGCCTGCGGGCTCTTTGCCTTCGGGGGTTGGTGGTAACAATGCGGTGGTTAACCCTAACGAAACAATTAGTCAAAATCCCAATCTACCCAACAGACCCGCAGGCGGTTATACGTCTGTGCAACAAATGGTGGATGCTGTTACCGCAGGCGGTGGTAGTACAGGCTATGTACCTTATCAACCTAAAACATTGGCTGAATTTAATGCCGCTACTAACAATACAGGCCAATCTAAAGCCAACTATGACTACATGATGGGTTTAAGTAGTGTTAACCCTGCATTGAATCCCATTACACCCACAGGTGAAATATCCAAACCCTACCAAAGTTCGGTGCTGGGTCAGCCAATGAGCGCGGCATACAACGTAGCGCAACCGTTGATATACGACCAAGCATCACACACATACATAGCAAACCCAAATTACGATGCCGCTTTCAGTGCGACCAAAGACTATCTGGGAACGCCACAAACAGGTTTAACAAATCAAAAAGCAATTGATGCGTTGGGGTACGCGCTTATACCCAATAGTACAATATATGGAAAGAAAAACCCGGATGGTACATACACAGGCTTAGATGGCCTCAATTATGATGCAGACGGTAAAGCAATTGCCAGTACCGATACCACAAGCACCAATTCAGGAGCGGCCACAAGTAAAGAAGGCGGCTTGATGGGACTTGCCGCAGGCGGTATGTCTGTCGGCCACTTAGGAGGATACTCAGATGGCGGACGCCTACTACGAGGCCCAGGTGATGGCGTCTCGGATTCGATACCTGCTACTATTGGTGCTCATGAGCCTGAGCCTGCTCGCCTTGCTGATGGTGAGTTTGTGGTTCCTGCTCGGATCGTATCTGAGCTTGGTAATGGCTCTACTGAGGCTGGCGCAAGACAGCTTTACAAGATGATGGATCGCATTCAACAAGCGCGTAGTAAAACCGTGGGCAAAAACCAAGTAGCGACCAATAGCAATGCACACCAATATTTACCCGCATAAGGAATAATCATGACTACTACAGCATCAGCAACACCATCACAAATAACAGAATACCAAACAGGGTTTGCCCCTGAGATAGCGCCTTATGGCCAAGCAATGCTCGGACAAGCCGCGGCTTTGACCGACGTAAATACAAACCCTTATCAACAATATCAAGGCGAGACGACTGCGCAGTTTAGTCCGTTGCAACAGCAAGCGTTTAACAACGCGGCTACGATGCAGACTGACCCCGCTTTGGGACAAGCCACTGCCGCCTCACAAGCCGCTACGCTTGGGGGGCTTAATACACAGTACACCTATAATCCGTACCAGACGCAGAGTTTCACAAGTCCGGGGGTGGCTCAGAGCTACATGAATCCGTATTTGCAAGCGTCTTTGGCGCCGCAGTTGGCGATTCAACAGCAGCAGCAGGGCGCGGCACAACAAACTCAAAATGCACAAGCCGCCCAAGCAGGGGCTTTTGGTGGTTCACGTTTTGGCGTACAAAATGCGGCAACGGGGCTGAACAACCAACTTGCCAATCAAAATCTAATTGGTCAAGGGTACAACAATGCCTACAACCAGGCGGCTCAACAGTTCAATACCGAGCAAGGGGCCTCACAACAAGCCGCCAACCTCAATGCACAACAAGGACAGTTTGGCGCTAATCTTGGGCTCCAAGGTTTAAATACTGCTCTTCAAGGCGCTAATACAACGGGCACATTGGCCAATGATCAGTACAATCAGAACATGGGTATCAATGCTCTGCAAGCTCAGTACGGTGGCGTACAACAACAGCAAGCACAAAACATTGATAACACCGCGCAACAAAACTTTCTTAACGCTCAAAATTACCCATATCAACAATTGAACTTCATGTCCAATTTGGTTCATGGTTTACCAATGACTCAGCAATCGGCGTCTGTGTATCAAGCGCCGCCAAGTATGCTATCTCAAGTGGCAGGTGCAGGCTTGACTGCCGCGGCTTTGTTAAAAGCCAAGGGTGGTGTAATTAAAAAGTCCAATGGTCTTATGGACTTGGCACTAAAGAAGATGGAGCCTAAGAATGTTTAATGTTCCTCAAATCCAATCCCGCTTAAAGGGCATGAGTCAGCAACAGCTTTTCCAAGAAGGTCAAGCCAATCAAAATGATGCCTTGATGTTTTCTTTGGTCAACAACGAGAATATGAACCGCCAAAAAGCCAAAGCCGCCTTGATGGCACAGCAAGCGGGGCAGCAACAGCCTCCTGTTAAACAACAGGATTTAATGGCAATGGCACCTCAACCTAATCAAGTTCCTTCTGTCCCCACAAACATGGGCGCGGGTGTTCCCTTACAAGGCCCAGGTTCTCCACAACAAATGGGACAAAACCAACTGCCTGAAGAACAAGGCATTGGCGCATTGCCCGCAAATAACCTGCAACGCATGGCTGGTGGTGGAATTACGGGTTACGATGAAGGTGGAACAACATATTCACCTGATGTATACAAACGCTACGCAATGCAACAAGCACAAAAGTTGGGACTGCCCCCTACTTTTGTTGATGGTATCTTCACCAACGAGTCACACTATAACCCCCACGCAAAATCAAAAACAGGCCCTATTGGTATCGGGCAGTTGGCGGCAAACACTGCTAAAGGATATGGTTTAGATCCTAGCGAGCGTACGGATGGTTTTAAAAATATTGATGCGTCTTTGGCTTTTATGAAGGACTTGCAAGGCAAATATAAAAATGATCCACAAAAAATGGCGTTGGCGTATAACCAAGGTGAAACTTTTGCAAACAAACATTTAAAAGCTAACAATGGCCAAGTTGTCCCTGATAACTTGCATAAACCAGAAGCCGTTAATTATTTAAAGAAACTTAACGACTACCTACCAATGTCATCTGCACATGCAGAAGTAGTTCCCGGAAGAGAGCCTGCACAAGCACCCGCACAAGCAGGCCAAGCACCCGCACAAACACCCACACAAGCTGAAATAGACGCGGCATCCAAGCCCGGATTTGTCACACCCTCTTCTGGTATTGGAAGCAGACGCTTGGGAACCACAGGGGCAGGCCCCATATCAAATGCACTAGCGTCAGGCCAAGGCCAAATACAAGCCGCTTTAGGTGCAGGAGACTTGCCGTATAACCTACTAGGTTTGCCAATGGATGTTGGCCATCAAATAACAAAAGTGTTTGGCAACAAAACACCCGATGAAAACATATTTGGTTCGAGTGCATACTTGAAAAA